ACCACTGGGTGGGTCAAAGCAAAAGAGATAAGAAGTTTTTTAGAAGAATTATTAGTTGCATTTAAACTACCACATGCAACAGAAGTATTTCCAAAACAAACACAACTTATATCAAGTGATGGTACAGTATCTAATGGTAACTTTATTAATTTACCTTACAACGGTAGCGATAGAAAAGCATTAGATCCAGATGGTAGTCAAATGACATTTCAAAAATTTGTAGAAACAGTTGGTTTAAATTTAGTTGATCCAAAAAATTTTAAAAAGATAAAAGAAGATTTAATTTATTCAGAACTAAAAGGTGGTGGTGAAGAATTTGAAGATGGTCCACCATGTCTACAAAAATTAACTAAAGAAATTATGACATTTACAGATGGTAGAGATAGATTTTTATATAACTATATGGTTTTTGCTAAGAAAAAATATACAGACAGTTGGCAAAAAATGGTATTACAAGCAGGTAGAAAGTATTTTTCTTTTGATGAACATTGGACAGATGATCATATAAAATCAAAAATAAAAAATTGGGAGAAACAAAAGAAAGGTTTTACTTGTACTGATCCATTACTTGAACCAAACTGTATGAAAGCATTATGTGTAAAAAGAAAATTTGGTGTGTTATCAGGAGAAAAAGCAAACTATCCAACATTAAGTAATTTACAAAAAATAAATATCAAACCTAATCCAGAATGGAGAGTTACTGTAGAAAATGCTGAAGAAAGTGAAACAGTACAATTACATTGTAAAAATACATATAAACTAACTCAAGTCCATGAGTTTAAAACTGTATTATTTGAACAAGCTTTAATTGTAGCACCATCAATTAAACAAGATCAGTTCGATGAAATATTAAAATCAATAAGTAGTAAAGAAAAAATAGAAATTATAGAACCTGCAGAGGGTACAAGTCCAAAAGAAATACTAAAGAAATTATTGGAAAAACATATATACGGGGCTCAGGCAACAAGCTTCATGTCTTTTTCAAGTGGTAGGCCGCTAGTAGAAGAAAAGTTTGCATGGTTTGTATTTGATAAATTTTTAGATAAATTAAAAAATGAAGAATGGAAACATGATGCACAAAAAACATCTTATATGATTGAAAGAGAGTTGTTTAATCATGAAGATAAAGATGAAGATAAAAGAGTTTTATTTGGTAAACAAAAAAGATATCCAGGAAAAGATGATGAAGATAAACCATTCAAAGCAATAAGAGCAGCAAGAATACCTTTGTTTATTTTTGAAGAAAAAGAAGAAGTTAACGAAACAATAGAAATTGAAAGCGAAGAAGAAATAGTGTGATTTATAAATATTATGGACCACCTGGAACAGGTAAGACACATCGTTTAATATCCAGAGCAAAAGCCTATGCAAGAATAGGTGTACCCTTAGATCGTATAGGATACTTTGCATTTACAAAAAAAGCTGCAGATGAAGCAAAAGAAAGAATGCCTTTTGCAAATAAAAAATTAAAATATTTTAAAACATTACATGCTTTAGCTTTTGAATGTTTAGGAATGATACAAGAAGATGTAATGCAACCTTATCACTACGAAGAACTAGGTAAAAAATTAAATCTACAAGTAAAATTTTATGATCGTTATAACAAAGACGAATCGTTTTACTTAGGATTTGAAAATACTTATTTTCAAATAATACAGAGAGCTTTTAATAGAAACGTTGATTTAAAAAAAGAATTTAATTTAGAAGAATATGATCCTAAAGATGTTGATTGGATTACTTTAGATCACATAAATAAAAATTTACTTAACTACAAAAGTAAAAAAAAGATATTTGAGTTTAATGACATGATTAAAAACTTAACAGATCAACCTAAAAAAATACCAGAGTTTGATGTTATTTTTATAGATGAAGCTCAAGATTTATCTCCACTGCAATGGAAACTGTACGATATTTTAAAAACTAAAACTAAAGATATTTATTTAGCAGGAGACGATGATCAGGCTATTTTTGCTTGGGCTGGAGCAGATGTAGGTAGATTTATAAAAGAGCCTGCAAAAGAAAAAATTTTAATATATTCAAAAAGAATATCAAAAGCAGTGCAAGAACAATCTAAAGTTGCGATAGGAAATATAGTTGGAATAAAAAAACAAAAACTTTATTATCCAAGAAACTACAAAGGTATATCAGAAGAAATTTATAACTTAGATGAAATAGATTTAATTAAAGGTAAGTGGCTAATACTAGCTAGGACTGTATCAAAATTAAAAAAAATAGAAGAAATATTAATAGAGAAAGGTTTATATTTTGAAAGTAATAAAGGCAAAAGTATTCCTGTAACTTTATATAGGGCCATAAAAAATTATGAAAGATGGCGTAAAGGCGAAGAATTATTAGAAGAACACATAAAAGATATAAAAGATTATGTTGGAAATATTAAATGGAATAAAAATAAAGGTTGGTTTGAAGAATTTTCACTAGCACATGATGATGACAAAGAATATTTGGTTCGTTTATTTGAAAACAAAGAAAATTTAGATGAGCCTTCACGAATATGGATTTCTACAATTCACGCTATTAAAGGCGGGGAACAAGATAATGTAATTCTATGTTTAGATCTTGGTAATAAAATAATTAAAGCAATGAGTCAAAGCCAAGACAAAGCAGATGAAGAACATAGAGTTTGGTACGTAGCATATACACGTGCAAAAAATAATCTCTATATGTTTAAACTAGCAAACAAAACAAGAAAGGCCTACCCACTATGACAAACAAAGATATATTTAAAGACGCATTTCCACAAGACAAACAAATTGGAGGATCCCACTACAAGGACTTTCACATTCAACCTTACGAATTTATTTCTAAGAATGACCTTTCCTTTTTCCAGGGAAACGTTATAAAGTATGTATGTCGTTATAAAAATAAAAATGGCATACAAGATTTAGAAAAGATAATTCATTATTGTGAATTAGAAATAAAAACAATGAAAGATTTAAAAAAGAAATGAATGTCTACACAGAAATATTTGGTTTAATTATAATGACAATATATATATTTGATTTAATATGATAGTAGCTCAAACAGAATGGATCATACCAAAAGAATTTCCTGATCTAAGAGAAGCAGAAGAAATTGCAATTGACTTAGAGACACGTGATCCTAATTTAAAATCAACTGGTTCAGGTGCAATATCAGGACAAGGTGAAGTTGTAGGTATAGCTGTTGCTGTTAACGGATACAAAAATTATTTTCCAATAGCACATGAAGAAGGACCAAACTTAGATCGTGAAAAAACTTTAGAATGGTTTAGGGATGTTTGTAAATCACCAGCTACAAAAATATTTCATAACGCAATGTATGACGTATGTTGGATACGTAATTTAGGTATAAAAATCAATGGTTTAATCATAGATACAATGATTGCAGCGAGTCTCATAGATGAAAATAGATTTTCATACACACTAAATACTTTGTCGTGGCATCATTTAAGTGAAGGTAAGAGTGAAGCGAGATTAATTCAAGCTGCAAAAGAAAGAGGACTAGATGCAAAAGCTGAAATGTGGAGACTACCTGCAATGGAAGTTGGAGCTTATGCTGAAAAAGATGCAGAGATAACTTTAAAGTTATGGAACAAATTAAAAAAAATAATTGTTGAAGATAACTTACAAGATATATTTAATCTTGAGACGGATCTTTTTCCTTGTCTTGTCGATATGCGGTTCCTAGGGGTGCGGGTAGATGTTGAAGCATCCAATCAATTAAAAAAAGAATTATCCACCAGAGAAGAATTATTATTACACCAAGTGAAAAAAGAAACAGGAGTAGACACTCAGATATGGGCTGCAAGATCAATTGCAACTGTTTTCGATAAGTTGAAGTTACCGTACGAAAAAACTGAAAAAACTCAATCACCTTCATTTACAAAAAATTTTCTTTCTAATCATCCTCATCCTATAGTTCAAATGATAGCACAAGCTAGAAAATTAAACAAGGTCAATACCACATTTATAGATACAATATTAAAACACGAACATTGCGGTAGAATTCATGCAGACATAAATCAAATCAGATCTGATGATGGAGGAACTGTAACAGGTAGATTTAGTTATTCAAATCCGAACCTACAGCAGATACCCGCCAGGGATCCGGAAACAGGGCCTTTACTTAGAAGTTTATTTATACCTGAAGAAGGTTGTAAGTGGGGAACATTTGATTACTCGCAACAGGAACCAAGACTCGTTGCACACTACGCATTAAAATTTTCTTTACCATCTGTAAATAAAATTGCAGATTCTTATGAAAATGATCCTTCAACAGACTTTCACAAAATAGTTGCAGAGATGGCTAAGATACCTAGATCACAAGCAAAAACAATTAATTTAGGTTTATTTTATGGGATGGGTAAAGCAAAATTACAAGGTGAATTAGGTGTATCAAAAGAAAAATCAGAAGAACTTTTTTTAAAGTATCATGGTGAAGCTCCGTTTGTAAAACAATTAATGAATAAAGTTATGAAAGCTGCAGAAGCAAGAGGACAAATAAAAACATTACTTGGTAGACGTTGTAGATTTCCTAAATATGAACCAGTATTACGTGGAGCAGATTGGGGTACTTATGTGCCACCTGAAGACCATGAACGTATGTTAGAATTACAAGAAATGGGACCACACTTAAAAGATTTTGAAGGTAATATTATTAAAGACAAAAATGGTGATCCGAAAAAAAATTATTGGCATCAAAATTCTACACGCAGAGCATTTACATACAAAGCATTAAACAAATTAATTCAAGGTAGTGCTGCAGATATGACTAAAAAAGCAATGGTTGATCTATACAAAGAGGGATTATTAGCACATATACAGATTCATGATGAATTAGATTTTTCTATAGAGTCTGACAGTAAAGCAAAAAAAATAAAAGATGTGATGGAAAATGCAGTTGACTTAGAAGTACCTAATAAAGTAGATTATGAATCTGGACCTAACTGGGGTAAAATAAAATAATGTACTATGTCTTATTTAAATGTTAATATACCGCCGATTTATTGTAAAATAAGAAGGGAGTATCTCTATGATCTTAAAAAAAATAAAGGACAGTCTAGTGACTGTGTTATCTTTGGTCTTAGCTCTATTACAGGTCGTGCAATCTTATTTCATTGCATGTTACCAAATGGTGCGGTCTTTTATAGACTACCTATTTCAGCCTTCTTTCAAAAAGAATTTGAAAGAGAAGACGTGCCTGATATGCGAGTGGATCAACTCGAACTGTGGAACTGCTTTAGTTATTATCCTAGTGTCCATTGTTTTGATTGGTTGGCTGGTATAGAAGGTAAATTCTTAGGAAAAGATAAAAAATTCTATCCAGGTCAATATTTATTTACTATTGACTGGGCGCATCCAGAGACTAATATACTAAACACGGAACATTCAGAAATTCCGCAAGAGCACAAGTGTGCACACATAATAGCATTGAAAAATGGTAATTATGCAGCGCAGCCAAACAACAGAATCATTTGGCATGTGAACAGTTATACAACAGATAATGATTGGCCTGATTATAGCGTACAAAATACGTACTGGGACTGTGAAGGATCTGATTGGGTAACAGAAGATTCTGATAAAATGTTTTATGATATTGAGGAGAAAAAATGAGTTTAAATGTATGTATAGATTGTAATTT